CGATATACCTGCCGATAGGGTAGTACCGGCATTGTTACTGAATTTTACAGCCATACTGACCTCCTATAATCTTCTCAAATTAAGATACTGTGATAGTCCAAGTAATTGTCATTGAATCTGAAACACCTTTATTGACAACACTAAATTTAGTTCTAGCCAACATATCGCCTGTTGTGGCATGATTGAAAATACCCGCCTCTTTAATAGCACCTGTGCCATCACCTGCAGCCCAAGTGCCGACATACTGAATAGTATTAGTTGATACAGTTGTGCTTGTTAGAGAATTTCTATCAAGATGGGCTACCAAAGTAGTCTGACCTGGGGCTTCTGTCGTATCATTTGTTCCAATCGCCATGTGAGTCATAACAGTATTGGCATCATTCATTCTTGAAGCCACCCAATTCTTACCTGCTGTTACTACAAGATTCTCTGTTTTTTGTACCACTTCATCGTTAATGGCGATTTCTAATGCGCCTGTTAATTTTAAACCATCGTTTATCATTTTCGTACTCCTAATTTAAAGTATAAGTATTAAGCATAGGATTTCCTAATGCCCTTCCAAATGTCCTGCTCACTACCACATTATCAGAAAAACTGAACACATTTCCTTTGACCCCATAATAATCTTTATCGATTAAAGCGGAATCATCCAAAGTAAAAGCAGAAGCCAACACCGTTGCTATAGTTTTTCCATGTGATTCACCCATTGTAAACGAATCACCCTCTACCTTGCTTAGATTATAATTGTCTGTATCAGTAAATGTTACTGAATCTGTAGTAATATTTTTTCCTAAACTTTTTACTTCTGAATCTGTAAATGAAATTGAATCGCCAGTTACCGGTCTTTCAAATAATATCCCTAGTGAGTCGCCAATAGTAATTCCGTCAGGTAAAGACTTACTTAGAGCGAACAACGCTTCATCTGTCATGAACGCATAATTAGTCTTATTCTTATAAGTATCCTTATCAATCTGAGCAGAATCATCTAATGTAAAGGCATCTGTTATTGGTAAGTTATAAGAAACCAGTTTTACCACTGTGTCTGACATAGTAACCGAATCACCAGTTAATACCTTTGATGGATGTAAAGCCGTAGTGTCAGTAAATGTAAACGAATCTGGAATACCCTTACCTGTTGATAACAATGTTATCTCACTTAAAGTCACAGTATCAGTAAACCATCTATGCGGACTTTCAGCCACTAAACGGAAATCAATAGCCTCAACCTTTACATACGTTATGGTTGCTCTAATAGCCATTAAAAATCACTCCTAATATCAAATTTGAGCAAGTCTGGTACTGACATAACCCTGCCACTATCATATGTTAATTCAATTTCAGCCTCATAATCACCAGTAACATCTAAGTCTGTCAAACCCCATTGTAACGCTATTCGACCATCTATATAAGGTGCAATTCTAGTAAACAAAATAGTAGTTAGAGGGGTTAGTGTGTCTATCTCTCTAAACTTTAATTTCACGGCTGTAACATTAGTTAAATCAATTGGATTCCATGTCGTAGGGTCTGTAATGTCTAATGTTTTACCAGTACCGGCAACATTACTATCCCTAAGGATAATCTCCAACTCTGGCAGGTCATCCCCTTTTACTAATTTAATCGGTTTATAATAAGCCATAATTACCTCATATTAAATAAACACCAGAAGTATTCTTATAGTGTGTCTCCGCATACTCACGACCAGATACTTGAATTAAACCGCTTTGGTCTGTTTCTAATGAAAGTATAACAAACTTTCTAGTCCTATCAAGAATATCATGTGTAATTGCTATAACATCTCCAACTTCTAAATGTGAGTTTTTAACTGTCGTAGCAAAACTTACCGCTAATGGTGTCTGTTTTACCCTATTTCCAAGAGAATCTTCAGTATATCTCGTTGCGTTTAAAGCAATTTCTGCTAACTCATCAGCCTGTGTATCACTCGTTACACCTTTAGAATCTAGTATCTTCTCTAAAGTTTGACCATCTAATGTCTGTAAAGTTGTATCTTCTCTCACCTTCTGAGCAGATAACCACTCGTCTGTTGGATTAATATACTTAAATATTATCTTGTTAGCAATATCTCTGTTTCCTTTCATAGAAATACTTAATGAATTTCCTATAAAATCATCATCCGTTAAAGTGTCTACTAAAGTCTGTGATTTTGTATCAATCTTTAACTTCCATTTATTTTCAGAATGAACAATCTGTCCTCTACAAGTTGATAATACATCTTCAATAATAGATTGAATATTTGCTTGTTGAACTGTAGCAGTATTTACAGTCCATCCATTATTAGAACAATCTGTCTTGGATTGGTAAAAACTAGATATATCAATATCAGCATCAGGAATACTTAATCCATCAGATAATAAATCTAATACAACTTCAGCCGGATTAGTTGTATATGTTAATGTCGTACCTATAGCGGTAGCACTTGTAATCAATCTAATCTTCTTACCTTTAATTAAAACAGTCAGATTGTGCATAGATGTATTTAAGTTGTTTTCACCGTCATACACTTGATGTACTGCTAAAAAAGCAGTATCGGCAGGTATATTTACACTATCTAAACTTAAAGTAGCACCTGTTGATGTACTACCGGCACTATTAGTAACAAAATCAACCGCTTGTACATTTGTAGCACTTGATGAAGCATCATACCAATTAACATGAACATAAGTAGATGTGAATATATTACCAGTTCCGGCAGTTAAAGTAATATCTCCGGCAAAAATACCAGTTATATCTTCAATGGGGTGTCCTGCTATAGCAATAATACCCCAATAATCTCTATTGTATCCTTTAGTAGTAGTATCAGAATTTACAGACCCATTAGTTTTCTGATAAATAATATTACCTGCTAAACGATTATATCCATACACTTCAGCAACAGGTGCTACGTTTGATTTCTGTGTCTGAAGTTTCATTCCTGCGTAGGCATCAACTCCACTAATATCACCAACCTCAGGGGCTAATGCTGAACCGGCAATAGATGAACCCACTAATGTAATGGCGGCTGTTGCTAAATATATAGCCGTAGTCGTAGCACCTGCTCCTAACGCCATAGCGGCTAATTGAGGTGCAAATATTACTATTGCTAAACCAATTGCGGCTTTTACTGAATCACCCATTATTAACCCTCATTATCAAACATCCCTTGTCTAACTGTTTATGCACTACACGACCTAAATCTTCATTGTAAACCCAATAAGTGAATTGATTTATACAGACCCCAACTGACCTCCTAGTAAGAACTATATCATCCTTTACAATATCATTTTTGTCTTTAATGTGAGTACAAAAACTCTTAAAAAAACCAATGTGTTCTTTCTTGGCTAAAAACCGTTTTTCATTTTTAACATACAAATCCATGTCACCTATATCAAGTGTATATTGATTCCACCCATTTGGCAGAACAAACCTAATATTCAAATACTTAATGACAACAGTAAAGCAATTAGTCATTCTGCCTACCCCAATAAACCACGTCATTAATGGCATCTACAATCGTAGTAAATTCGTTCTGATTGTATGTTCTAGCAGGATATGGCTTAGACCAATGCGTAAATTGTGTAGTCAGTACCCCATTTAATGTTTGTGATGATGCTGAGAATGTATCAATAACTCCTTCAAATAAAGTGTAGGTGTCTTTAGTCAAACCACTAAGTTCTAAACGAGGATAAGTAGTTGTTCCATTATCCGCTACACCAAATTCGTATGTATCTGAGCCTACAGTTTGTGCAGGTGGTGTGAACATTACTCTAACAATCTGACATCTATTGTTTCTCCATTCTTTAGCCAACGCAGTTGTTGTTAATGCACCGTTAATATTATCAATCACAACATTAATACTATCGGATTGCATAGAAAAATCCTCATTCAATTTATCAAAGGTTATAGGTATTGGCGTGTATTCATTAGTTCCGTCATACACAAATATATCATGGTCTGTAAAATACAGAGTAGAATCAAACACACCGGCTAAAGTGTACATATCAAATTCAAACAAATGTAACAAGCCAAAGGCATCATCATTTCTAACATTTGTAGTTATCGTTTTACTCATGACATTAATTCCACAATATCGGCATTACAAATATAAATTCCATCCAGTCTCTTATCATACTTAAACGAATCTTGAAAGAAGTAAGCCTTATGCTTTCCACCACTTCCTAGACTATTAGCACCCTCTACTGGCATACCAAACGAACCCATAATTCCTGCCTTTTTACGATAAAAGGTTAATAAGACTAAGAAGTCAGTTTCACTCAAAAGCCAAGACAGTTTCCACTTTTTTCTCAATGCGTCTTTATCTTTAATATGCCTAGCAGACGAACCTATGCTAGAGAAAATTGAATTTGTTATATACCCATACTCTACCTTGTGTGGCTGTGCGCTACTTAACACCGTTGTAAATGATGTATCTGTAGAAGTAACTGGCGTATAACTAGATGACTGACTAAAGGCACTTTGATACTCAGTATAATCAAAGAAAACCGATGTTACTAATTTGATTGTTCCACTATAAATTTGAGGTGCAATTACTGTGAATCTAAATTCTTTAAACACCCAAACAGAAGCATTTAACCCTATAGTAGTATCTCTTAAATCGTGAATATCATCAGTATCTATAATAACCGTATTAGAATGATTAGACTCATAAGCACTAACTAAAGCATCAAACTTCGTTTTATTCAAACCTTTATAAGTTACTGTCATTTCAATAGCCGGAATTGATGTACTAATAATCCTTTGATTCTTTCCAGAATTGAATTCTAAAGCGTTGCCCTGCTTATGCCATTCCTGCACCTTTATATGGCTATGATTAGCCATAACGGTAGTTGTAAGATTATTCATATAACCTGCTTAACTGTCCTTCTAACCGAACCATTGTTAACTAAACTTGCATTGATAATTCCTTCTATCGTGCCTCTATTATTCACAAGATAATTATTGAAACTTGAGGCGTCAATAGCCTGAACATTAAAGTTTATTTCAGCAGTTACATTCCTAACCTCACCTGTTGATGTGTTTAACTGATGATTAGGTACTACAGTTCCTGCTCTATCCGGAATAAATAATTCAGCACCTTTTTCTCCAACTAACGATGCTCTACCTACGGGTGGGCGACCACCACTAGCAAACCCTGCTACCGCCATATTGTTACTAACCCCATTAACAACACTACTTAAATTACCAGTAAAACCACCACCCATACCAAACATACCGAGCAAAGGTTTAACAACTTGCATCCTTATAAAGTGAGATAATATTTCATTAAATACACTACGAGCAATATCTTTAAACGAATTGAGACCATTTGTCATTCCCATAATGGCATCGGTAATAGAATCTTCCATACCTTGTGCTAACTTTTGTACCACTTCCTCTATCTTAGCATCTTCCATAAACTTAACGGCTTTTTGATATTCGGAATTTACTTCTTTAATTCCAGAGGCTTTCTCCACATCTAAGATAATCCCGTTTCGATATGCCTCATTGAATCTCTCAATAATATCATCGCGTTCTTTTTCTAACTTTTGTAATGGGGTCATTACGTTGGTTATTTTCAGTATTGAGTTTTTATACGAATCCATTGTTTTGGTAAACTTTTTAAGCCTACTATCTGCTTCCCCACCTTTAGCAAAGTCATAAACATTGAACACTTCTGTTTTAGTTGAAACTGTTACATCATCAAGTGGAGTTCTTAATGCCTGTAATCTAGTTTTTAACTCTTCAGCCTGTTGAGCCATCTGAGCCATAGAAAAAGATAAAGCATTTAATATTTGTTGTTGGTCTTTAGCCTCCACTGCCTGACCGTCAAACATTCCTGTTTCTCTTAGTATCTTTGCTTGGTCTCCAAGTTTTTTAATCTCATAACGCCACGCTCTAACCTTCTCATTTCCTTCGCCAAAAATATCAACTAACTCAGTTGTTGGTTTTTTAGCACCGCCCGAAACCTCACTAATTGCTTTTCCAAGTTCACCAATGCCCCATGAAAGGGCTGCAATACCTGCCACAACCAACTTGGCTTTCTTGCCACCTAAGAACGCCATTACAACACCAACCTCTAAAATCCAAGGCGGTAAACCCATTAAAGCATTTAGAGCAACGCCCATCGCCTTACCAACACTAACTACACCTTTACCAAACTCTTTAACAGCATTGATATTTTCCGGCTTACCTAATGACTCTGTTATATCAAGAACAACATCCTTAGCCATTTGAAAAATACCTGTATCGGCAAATTGAATCTTTAACTTGAACCAAGCATCTTCCATCATTGATACTTGACCTTGGAATGTCTTGGCTAATTCCTTAGTAGCACCTACTGCTGTGGTTGTATTGTTCTCCCACATTTCTTTTAATGCTTTGCTTGTTTCTTCTCCAGACATCTGAACACCTTGCTCAAATCCTAAAAAGGCGGCTACACCTCGTTCACGGAATAAGTCAGCACTAGCAATACCACCTGCCATTGCTCTTTGTAATTGTTCTGCTGTTTTAACGAAATCAAGACCTGATACTGCGGCAATATCACCGGTCATCTCTAATAGACCGTTTAACTCATCAATATCATCTGTAACTGTTAATAGAAGTGGGGATGCTTTCTGAATATCCTCTAGTGCGAATGGCACTTTAGAAGCGAACCCTGTCATAGTATCAAACGCCTTACCGGCATCCTGTACACTGCCTGTCAAGAATTTAAGACGTACTTTAAGGCTCTCTAAACCTGACGCACTTTTAATGACGGATTTCATCACCGCCCCTGCGCCTAACGCACCCATTGCGCCATTAAGTGAGAATATCTGGTCTTTTACACGCTTGGCGACATTCCCAATTCCCTTAATACCGGCTTTGGCTTTCTCAACACCCTTTGCGCTAACCTTAATTCCTAAATGTGCTACTTGATTAGTTGCCATCTTTACCCTCTAATTTAAAGTAGGCTATCCAACCATGAAACTCATCTACTGTCATTCTCTCTATTTCATAAACAGTCTTGTGTAAGCGATTCGCAAGTGCGTACTTTGCGTGTAACTCGGAATCGCTTTTTAGTTTCCCTCTTGTTCCTCAATGGATTGAGAGGCTGATATTTCGCCTACAACTCTTGTAATTACATCTGGTGAAACATTACTCATTAACTTAATTTTGTCAGATATATCAAACATTTTATTGCCGTCTTTATCCAATGACTTTAAGATTAAAGTTCTTACCATGAATTCAAAATCATCGCCTTTGGCAAATTTCCAAAGTGACTTTTTCTCAGCCATAGTAAACGGAGTACAATAGATAACAGTATCCCATTCTTCAACTTCGATTAATCTAGTCTCTAGTTTATCGAAATGACTAATTGCGTTATCTAAAATTCCCACTAGACCGTAGCCCAAGTAACAGCACCATTTGCCTCAAAACTAACTGAAGTTTCGACCATACCATCCAAAGAAGTTGACACACCTTTTTCAGTAATTAAAGCCGTACAAGTTGCATATTTATCGCCAGATGTAGCACCTTCTGGATATAGATTTAGTGTAATACTTGCACCTACAGTCATAGCACCTTGACCTGCTGTATCTGTCTCATCCCAAAAAGCAGTCAATGAACCACTTGCTGATGTTAAACCTACTGCCTTAGTACGTGCTGTATCACCTAATGTTGTATCATCAATAGTCTCTGCTGATTCTGAAATACTCCAATCTTTTACTTCTGCGATTGTTGATGTACCTACTTTTGCTACACCCTCGCTACCTTTATGATTAGCCATCTTTATTCTCCTTTACTTTTTTATTATCAGACTTCTCAGTCCAGCCATCCGCCTTCATTTCTTCAACCTTTGAAGGGTGTGGCGTTACACCTTCTTTACCACCGTTAGGCGGATATAAAATAATATCTTTTTTCATTCGTCTCTCCAGTATGGAATATTAACATTAATCTGATGCCAAATATCATCAGTACCTATTGTTTCAATACTTGCGACTCCACAAACTACATCACTAAACTGTCTACCATCAAACAAAGATGAAGCATAATCCGCATACAGCCTTATTGTACTAGTTCCTACATTGCGTGGGGCAAATAATTGAAC